CGCCGCGACCGCCCCGTTTTCCCATGTTTTCACCCGGTGGGGGCGGGTTGTTTGGGGGATCGGTGTGGGGGTGGAGCCCGCTCTTTTAGAAGGCCGCACGCGCGCCGCGGGGCCCCCCCCCGCCGCTAGGACTAGCGTGGTGCCCAGCACGACAACGAGCTTTCTCGCGATAGACGTGAGCAGGCGGAAGCCGGCAGCGACCCCCCTCAGCCCGAGGCGCGCGAGCTTGCCCGCGATCAACGGTAGCGCCTTGCTCAGATCCGTCCTCATAAGACGAGAAAAGGCACGGGTCCGCCTGGTAGCGAGGCCCATGCCTTTTGTGAATTGAGATGTAATTGCGGTAATTCTGACCTGCAGGTTCCCGATCACAGATTTGCTAGCCATCGTTCCCCCGTGAGTTGTCGCGTGCTGTCAGGTTTGCGCGGAACTTTGCTTTGAGCGTTTGCGGGCTGTGTGCCGTGCCATCGAAGTCCGGCATGAAGTCCGCAGGTGACTTTGTCGCGGATTTTCCCCGGTTGATGTTGTAGAGCATTGAGAGGTTCATGGCCGCGTGCAGGTCGCCACGCTCGTTACCAAACGGGTCCAGGCGCGAATACGCCACCCACTCCGCGAACTCTTGTGCGTCCATGCGTCGCTGAAGTTCGCGAACTGTGCAGCCGCCGATGGCAAGCGCTAGGCGGAACCAGAATCGGCGTTCTGGTCCGCTCTTGAGTTTTTTTCTAGCTCGTCTACGGCATCCTCGTCTATCTTGTTTAGATCGATTGCTGCATCGAAGATCCGCTTGAGCGCGGCCCCGCTTTTGAGCGCAAGCGCACCCCTTTGCCCCTCGGGAATAAGACGGTTGCCGCTCTCGTCGCAGAGCGAAAGAGATGCGAGACACACGAGCAAATCCTTGTAATGCTTCGGATCTTCGCGGGCGCGCATACACAGGGCTTGGAATTCCCCGAGTTGCGCACCAGTCAATACCCGTATGTGGACTTTGCCGTTCCACTCGGGTACATCGATCTCGACTTTGTCAACATCGTCACAATTGAGTATGTCGTCTTTGCTAAGCCCCACGGTTTCCCCCTCCATCGTTTTGCTTACATGCCCGTGATTGCGCCGGAAACAACAAGCTCAACATCGGCTGTCATAATCCCGTCAACCTCTGCGCGCGGATTGTAGCCAGTCATCGCACCAGAAAAAGACCAGGTATCCCCAAGAGCGCCCCAGTCGATTGTGATGGTTTCAAACGGCTGATCAATTGGAACTGTTAGATTCGCGTCGTGCTGTACCGTCATGCTCATCGTGCCGCCGTCAACGAAGTTGCTTAAGATTTTGGTTTTGAATCCAGCAGCCGTTCCCAGATGTGTACTATCTAGGGTTGTACGTGTCGCGCCCGGCCCGCCGATGTCGATTATGTTGGCAGCAAACGCGGTCGTACCATAGGTGAGCGTGGTGCCGTCTCCTACTCCAATTGCCATAATTTCCCCCTGGACGTGTCGCGTCCGTGTGTTGTGGTGGGTGCGCTACCTTTCGCGGCTAGGCGAGCAGATAGCTAACTGAAAACTCTTGCCGGATGTGTGCTGGCCCGGTGTCCTGGCCTGCGCGAGTACTGACAGACTCGGTAGCCTCGTCTTGGATCTTGATACTGCGCACGGTGATGCTGTCTGCGCCGTCCGTCACCGTTCCTCCGTAGGCGTCAAGCGCTGCCCGTGCCGCGTCGGCCAGGGTGCGCACATCCGCCTCTGTATTCGCGTAGCTGTCAAGCCGCACTTCCGCGAAGGCGATCCCTGTGTTACCGCGCATGTGATGATCGAAGCTGTTGTCGATCTCCGTGTAGACCTGGAACGGCGTTACCGTGTTATCAGGCACACCGCCCATACCGTTGAAGATCTTCGTGCCGCGCACATCGGTCGTGTCTGTATCGACACTGAGCAACTGCCAGATCGCCTCCCCTGCGGTTAGGCTCATGCGTTGAACCCGCCGCGCTTGGCTTCGCGCTCAATATCTTTCGCGAGTTCGCGCCGATAGATCGTGGCTGCCCTTTTGTGGTTGCGCCGAAAGGACTTCTCAAACATGTGCAGGCCTTTGGCACCAGGGTGTGAGACTCGGAAGCCAAATACCTCGGGCTCGCGGTTCGTGTCGAGGTCAACGCGCGAATCATCCTCGCTACTGAGCACACCTTTACGGCGAAAGAGGCTGCCCTTCCCCGCTTCTATAAAGTGAGGTTTTGTCCCGAATTCTAGTAGGTGTGCTATCTTTGACGGGTTCTCGCCGGTTGCTGGATCTAGCTTATTGCGAGCGCCAAGCATCCCGACAACTACGGCACCTTTCCCGTAGGCTTTTACTTTTGTCGCAATATTCTTAGCAAAGAAACCAGAGCCGGTATCAACGTCCTGCTTGACTATCTTTTTGGCCGCTTTTGCCATAGGCGTCAGGGCCTTCTTGCATGCCTTACTCACCGCGCGACGCTTCTCCGGCTCCATGAGGCGCTTTAACTTTCGCTCCAGCGCCTTGTCTCCCTTAAGGGTGACGTGCTTTCCGAACCCCTGTACATCGCCAATAGCCACTAGCTACGCTCCACGCAGGTCAGCACAAGCTCGCGGTTGCGCTCGTCGATGTTCTGTACGCTCTCGATGTAAAGCTCGCGGGTGCCGAAGAGAAATCGTTTCTTGGGGGTAACGTCCGCTAGATAGCGAATCTTGACGCGGTGTGTAGCGTCGGCCACCACTTCCTGCGCCTCTATAAGTTCACGCCCGGACAGGGGTTCAATGCCCGCCCAAATGGTGACTTCCGTCGTCCACGTCTTTGTTGTGTTCCCCCGGCTGTTCGCTTCTGACGAGGCCTGCACTTCGACGCGGTGCCTTAGTTGCCCTGCTTGCATTCTGGCCTTGCTCCTTCAAGAATTTTGCCGTAACATCCCGCAGGCGCTTTTGTAATTCAGCTTCCGCCTTGTCGTCGATCTCGACAGTAGAGCCGTCGTGTGCCAGCGCGTACTCGCCACGTATCCACGGTTCCGCCTCTCCGATAGGTACGTCAATGGGCGAGTCTTTAGAATTCAGCACCCGCTTGTGATAAGCGCTATAGACGGCGCTGAAAATATCCAGCTTGATGAACGTGTGGGCCATGTCTTAGCCTGCCACGATCTGGACTTCGAGCACCTCGGAACCCGTGCCCGAGAGATCGATGTCCTTCGCAGCACCAGCCACGTCGGGTGCGCCCTCGTTACAGACAAACTGAATTTCAGACGCAATTGTGGTTGCGGCTGGTAAGATGAGAGTCCACGATGCGCCGAGCAGGTTGTATGGGTTCGCGACCCCAAACTTGATCGTCATTGCCGCGTTGCCCGCCGGGTTCTTAAACTTGATCGCCTGTACCTTGAGCCCAGTTAAATCGACTGCGCCATTAGCCCCAGTTAGCGCCGTAAGATCTAGCGTGCCCGCGCCACCGGCCAGCGCCTTATTGACCCACACAACCTGAGAAACAGCAGGCGTGCTGGTGGCATTTAGCGCTAGGTTGGTGTTGATCGCGTCATGCCTGATTACATTGTCGGCGTTGCCTGACGCTACGCCAGTGCTTAGTGTTTCAAACGCGGCAATGCCGCCCTTATACTGACAGGTAACTGCCATTGTGATCCCCCTTGGTATTCAGGAACGCGGCTGTCCGCGCGTGTGATTAGAAGTATTTGAGCGATTCAGCGTCGACGAGGTTCTGGACGTGCATCGGAATCTCGGCAGCGGTCATGCCTACAACGACCGGCTCTGGGTTCTGGTGCCAATGCGCAGCCAGCATCATGATCGCTAGGCGCGTGGTTTCCGGCACGCTGCTGGCTGCCGTTCCGTAGCCAGCATCAAACGTGACGGTGATGGCATTTCGCCGATCCGATTCTGTGCTCGGATAAGACACGTTCGGCTCGGGTGAGATAGTGCCGCGCGGGCTTGCTATATTCACTTGGTAGTTTGCCGCCGCCCAGGTCTGTGTGTCCCCCGCCAGATCCTCGTATGAAATTGAGGCAACTGAGATCAATGGCGGGTGCGGCATAACGATATCGCCCGCAGGGAACGCATCTAATTCATGCTCCCATGTCGCCGTGATGAGCTGGCGCTTCTGCTCATGCTCAACAGTGATACGTGCAGCCTTGATAAGACTATTCAACATGGAATCCTGCGCGCCGATATCGATGCGAAGAATATCCTTAACCTCGCCTAGCGAGACGGGCTCAATGGCCGGTTCAACTGTTGGCTTAAGCCCCACTAGATCGTGACAGCCGTGTTGGCCTTAACTGAGTGCCGCTTGCGGGACTGCTTCTTAGGTTTCTGCTCTTCCGGCTCTGCAACCAAGAGCTTCACAAATCCACGCCGTACCCAATCTTCGAGCAGCGCAGCGCCTAGATTTAACTCAGTGCCGGGATAGTAGATGCAACCAGGAACCTCAAAGTTCTTGATCGTAACGCAGTTATTTTCCACGGGATGTATCCTCCTTGCGCGAATCCTGTAAGCCCTCGACAAGGCCATACAGGTTGATAATCTCTTCCCTGACAACCTCAAGCGCTTTCCATTCCCGCGCAAATTCGATGTGGTCGCTCAGTACTTTCATTCTGTCGCCCAGTGCGTCGTCCATGCCCCCTCCTAGCGCTTCACTTCGGCTGGTTTGCCGGTTTTCATATAGCTCTCAAGTGACTGATGGATCGGCGTGAAGTTGGGGCTAGGCCATGTAATCTTTTCCTCCATATGACCGATCACAACTTTGTTGGCCACGTAGAGCGTCTTTTTCTCGGCAGCCCAGTCGTGCCAGAATTGTATGTCCGGGTGGATACAGCCAGAGCCCTTATTCCAGAGCCCGTCGCTTGACGGTTTCGGTACCATCCACGGCCTTGGTTGTGAGCGCAACTTGTCGGCGCGAAACATTGTGCAGCCGAAGTGGCCGGTCACGACCTTGGTTAGGTTCCGCGCAAAGGTCATGCTGTTTGCAATGGCGCGCTCCTCTTCGCTCATGCCGATTAGGACCGTGTCGTCGCCCCTCTTGCTCTGTAATGCACAGATGGCATCCGCTTCGGGGTACACCTGCATCAGGTGATAAAGTTCTAGGATGTCCTCAATGGTGAAGATCGAATCGTAGTCGAGCGTGAGTACGTATTCTGCGCCCTCGTCGAGCGCCTCCTCGATGCACTCACACAGTTGCATGTGCCAGAAACATCCCTGGATAATGTTACAGCGGATACGCAACTTGGTAAACGAGTCGAGTACGCACTTGAAGTGCATGACTGGCCCAAATCGCGGGGTAGCCAACACGGCGCGGACGTTTTCGAGCGCCAACACCGGCCCGCTCGGCTTGTACCCGAGATAGTTACAGGACAGCGGCAGGCTCGCACAGTCTTTTATATCCGACTTCCACGGGGCCAAGCGTTGCAACCCGACATGTGCCAGCATTTCCTTGAGCGAATCGCTGTCGAATATGGCGTCATGGTGATCGTTATCATCGATGTGCCCGCCCATGACAAAGCCTTGCAAGTTGTAGTCGTTCTGCTTGCCGTACTGTTCGCAGACCCACGCGAAATCAGGCACAGCGATCTTGAGCACACCGCCCGGTTTAAGTACACGCGTCCAATCCCTGAGCACATCCATAACTTTCTCATACGGAAAGTGTTCCAGGACATGGCTCGAAAGAATTTCATCAGCACTATCGTCCGGGTAGTCGAGCGGATACGCTTCCTTGCCCACGCTGCGATCAACGAGGACATAGCCCTCGCGTTCCACATAGGTCTCGGACTTAGGATCGCCACCGCCGATGTTTAACCGGAGCGGCGGACTGTCATCTGCGGCGAGTTTCTCTTCGGCCAGTTCTGCTACTTTACTCATGGGCGGAACCAACATGGCTCATATCGGGTTCTTCTGTGCCATAAAACCATGGCTTATGGCGTACTTTGTCTGATGCCAACGTCACAGCCTCTTCGCGTGTAGCAAAATAGCCCCAGACAACGTATCGGGTGCCGTTCAGTGGCTGGCCTGCCCGCGTATTGTTTTGCGTGTGCGGGCCCATACTTAGTGGATAGCGCCCGATCTGAACTATCCAAAACTGTCCGAAACGGAAATTGCGCCCGTCGTGTAGCGTACCCTTGCGCCACGCCTTCCACTTGAACCTGCGCCTCGGTATCAATCGTGAGACTTTTTGTTCTTCATGAGTTTCCCCACATGTATAGAGCATTCCACTCCCCCTCCAGTTAGTGGTTTATAACCCGCCCTACGCGCCGCCAGCCGAAACTGGCGACGCTAGGGCGAGGAGTTACTAGGATTAGGTGTTACCCTGGACCATTGCGGAAACGCCCCATCCAGCAATCGTCTGGAGCGTGTCACCCTTGCTCAGGATTGCAACGGCGGCATTGACCTGTGTCGCGCCTGGCGTCACAGTCAACTGTAAATACCGCCGGATCTGAGTTAGATCGACTTCCATTCGCACGATCTGCGGGTTGGAGGTATCCACCGCCGGGATGGTAAACCCGGTATCGGTGTCGTCGCCGATGAACGCCGTCAGGCTCGTGAACGAGTCCGTCGCTATCCCGTCGCCGAGCACAAGCCCTGTCGGGTTTGTGGCCGCCGTGTCCAGGATGGTGAGGATCGTTGCGTGGTCGTAGCCGAGAGTATCAACCGTACCGCTTTGCGTAGCCGCCGCAGTCGCCGAGATCGGGGAAATCAGCGCTACTGTTTTCGTGTTTTCAATTTGGATCATGTGATCTCTCCTTTCTTAGGTGCTGCGAAGCGCGACGATAGAGCCTGCGTCGCGAGCGGTTGTGGTTCCAATGTCATAGACCTTGATGTCCGCACACATAATGCCGCGGATAGCAGTCTGGTTGGCATCGAAGTAGCGTTCACTTGATGTCGCGAACGTAAGCTCTTCGCTAACGCCCAAGTACGACGCCAGGCGCAAATCGCCGAGCATCAGGAACACGTCTCCCGTAGTTCCTGGGGACAGCGCAAGCTGCGTGGTGACGATGGGCACACCGGAATAACTGTCGAATGTACCCAGCGTGGTT